TTCCAACGGACACATCTGTAACTTTGGTTGCCGCTCCATCCCGATTAGCCATTGGGTCGCTGGATAATTCTGGTTCTGGAAACATGAGCGGCCACATCCGCTCAATCACATACTACAACACGCGGCTCAGTAATGCCACGCTCGTGAGTTTGACAGCATGACACAGGATTTATATCTTAAAGCTGCCACCGAAAAGGACATGAACGCCGCTTTGCTTGAGGCTGGCGTCATCGACGATGAGGGCAACCCAGTAAACGATTTCTTGGTTGACCAGATCGGGCCCTTTACGAAAGTCATTGGCTACGACGAAGAAGGCCAGCCGATTGAGGAGTATTATCCCGACTGGCACACCAACCTTCGCGGCGATTTCGACGAGGCGCAGTTGGCTTTGCTGACGCCATTGACCGTTGAACCAACAATACCGTATAGAGTATGGGCATAAATAGGAGTTTATTATGATTCTTCGTAGATACACAAACGCAAATGGTGACCAGCAGGAAGTTATTCTCTCAAAGGAAGATTGGGAGAAGGTGACTGAAGAGTCGCTGGAAATGATGCTTGGCTTTAAGAAGGCTCCTGCAGCAAAGGCTGAGCCTGAGCCTGAGCCTGAGCCTGAGCCTGCCGCTGAAGAAGCTCCTGCCGCTGAAGAAGCTCCTGCTGCTGAAGAGGCTCCTGCTAAGAGCAAGAAGTAATGCGCGGACGCAAAGAGTCGCGTGTGAATGAGGCCGGGAACTACACGAAGCCCGGCCTCCGCAAGCGCCTGTTTGAAAGTATCAAGGCTCGCGAGACTCAAGGCACTAAGGCAGGCCAATGGTCAGCCCGTAAGAGTCAGCTTCTAGCTAAGTCATACAAAGCCAAAGGTGGCGGATATGCCGATTAGAAAGCCTCAACAGTCCCTGAAGGACTGGACTGATCAGAAGTGGACTACCAAGTCTGGTAAGCCGTCCAGCAAAACTGGTGAGCGCTATCTTCCCAAAGATGCCATTAAATCGCTGACGCCGGCTGAATATGCTGCTACAAGCAAAGCCAAGCGTGAAGGTAAGAAGGCTGGAAAGCAGTTTGTAGCCCAGCCTAAATCTATCGCTAAGAAAACGGCGAGGTTCAGATGACCACTAGCGGACAATATACGTTTGGCACGACCGAACAGATCGATATTATAACCGAAGCGTATGAGCGCGTCGGTCGTAATCCTGCATCTCTGGCATCAAATGACATCGATAGTGCGCGCCGCTCCATCAATTACATGTTCTCGGACTGGGCAAATAATGGGCCAAACCTGTGGGCTGTTGACCTTCAGAGTATAGTTCTGACTCCGGGAACGCTGTATTACGATCTGGAGCCGCGCACAGTTTCATTACTTCAGGTTTACACCCGCACCACATCTGGGGGCATCAACACTGACCTGATGATGTCGCCGATTAGCCGGGCGGAATACGACGCAATCCCAAACAAGGCGCAGCTTGGCCAGCGCCCGTTTCAATACTATTTCCAGCGCACCATCACCCCGCGCCTGTACATCTGGCAGGCTCCACAGGATGCAGGCGTCACATTATTCTATCACCGCATGAAAATCCAAGAAGATGCCGGCGAGTTCACTGATAGCATGGATGCGCCAAACCGCTGGATGGAAGCTATCGCTGCCGGCCTTGCTGCTAAGCTCGCGGTAAAGTTCGCGCCTGACCGCCTTAGTTTTCTTCAGGGCTTAGCGGATAGTTCATACGACCGCGCTGCAGCTGAAGATCGCGAAAAGGTTCCTCTGCGTATCACTATTGATACTTGGAATTACTAATGCAGTACGGATTCGGACGCGGTAAAAAACACCGGACGCAACCGGATTTTGACGCCAAATCGCCACGCGGTCTTGCTATCTGTGATGGCTGTGGCTTCATGGTTCAGCATACTGAGCTACGTCAGAAGCACGACTATCGTGGCGGCTCTGTACCAGTTGGCCTGAGTCTTCGTGTATGCGCTTCTTGCGATGACGTGCCTCAGCCATATTTCAGTCGCTTACTTTTGCGAGCTGATCCTATACCGCTGAAAAATCCTCGCCCGGATTCGCAGGATGCACAAACGAATGCTCAGGAAACCGCTGCTAATGCGGAATCCGTTTATCTTAACATTTTATATGGACTTGCATAATGGCCAACGTAAAGATCCCAGACCTTACAGCAGCCTCTACTCCTCTTGCGGGAACTGAGCTGCTTGAAATTGTCCAGAGCAGCAACAGCCGCAAGGTGGCCGCTTCCGACATCGCAGCTACTGCGACCAATGTTCGCACAGTTCCTACGGGTGGTACTGGCGCGGCAACGCTGACAGGCTATGTCAAAGGCAATGGAACGTCGGCGATGACGGCGGCGGCGACCGTACCCGTGGGAGACATCTCTGGTACACTTCCCGTTGCAAGCGGCGGCACTGGGGCTGCAACGCTGACAGGCTACATCAGTGGCAATGGCACGTCGGCGATGACGGCAGCGGCTACGATTCCATTCGCGGATCTTGCAGGGCGTGCGTTTGCGGAGCCAATAAGTACAGCTGACCAGACTGGCAACGTGTCTGCAGCTACTGCCATTACATTCAACACCGATCTTACCGGCACTGGTATCAGTGTCGTTGCCAGCACTCAGATTACGTTTACTGTCGCTGGTACGTACATGCTTGCGCCGTCCATCCAGTTTTCAAACTCTGCCGCCGCTGACCACGACGCGACTGTCTGGTTCCGTAAGAATGGAACCAATATCGCCAACTCAGCCACAATCTTGACAGTTCCAAAGACGGGAGATGGCGGCACTGCTGTGTTCAGTTTGTCGTTTTTTGATACAGTAACTGCAGGCCAATACATTGAAATTATGTGGCTTCCTGAAAACATAGCTGTGACAGTTGAGGCTATAGCAGCCGGTGCAATCGCCCCAGCTATCCCATCAATTATCTGCCCTGTAATACGGATCGCATAATGATTGAGCAGCTCATCAGCCGCGTATTCTACGCCCGCAACCTCTCTCACTTTGCTCATTGGCGCGCCAAGGGTGATGGCAGCTACGCAAAGCACAAGGCGTTGGGTAAGTTCTATGACGGCGTAATTGACGCTATTGACCCGCTAGTTGAGGCTTATCAGGGCGCGTATGAGCTGATTGGAGCTATTCCAGTTCCCGGCGAAATGGAAAAAGATATTCTGAAGTGTCTTGAATCCGACGCCGAATGGATCGAAAAGAACCATGAGAAGATCTGCAAGGGTAACCGCGCAGTTGGCAATCTGGTTGATACGGTAACAAGCGTGTATCTCTCTGCAATCTATAAGCTGAGGAACCTGAAATAATGGATTTCGACATCGACACCATAATCACCGTCATCGGCTTCATCGGAGGCCTGATTACCGTGTGGGTGAACCTCAACAGCAGACTGACGCTGCTTGAGGCGCGCCTTGGCTTTGGTGACGAGAAGTTCAACGGCATCGATAAGAAGTTCGACGAGGTGATGATGCACCTTCGCCGGATTGAAGATAAATTGGACAACAAAGCGGATCGGTGATGAAGTGGTTTCTACTACCCCTCGCGGCTTTGGCCCTCATGGGCTGCAAAGATCGCTATCGGTATGACTGCCAAGACCCAGCTAACTGGCAGGATGAACTTTGTAAGAAGCCTAAGTGCATTGCTATGGGCTACTGCACTGAGTGGTTGATAGATACAGGTGAGAAAGAAGTTGTCGAGGAAGGTTAAATACTGGTCGCCGGAAGAACTGTTACGTTTCATTGTCGGCGTTGTCCTGTCGTTTACGTTGATGTTTATTGTGGCGACTGTACTATATTCGCTGATATTCGTATCGCAGCCGATGGAGGGACAGTCGCCCAACGATGCGGAGTTTTTTAAGCTGATTAACCCGATAGCTACATTTATTGTCGGGGCATTGGCAGGGCTTATGGCGGGGCAGGGCAGCGGATCTGTAAAGCCAAAGCCCCCAGAGAAGGGAGAAGAAGATGAGTTTCCTAAAGAGCTTTGAAAGCAATAAGGATGGCGTCAACGATACCATAGAGTTTGTTATCCGCGTGGCAATCGTCACGCTGTCGGCAGTTATCCTTGTCGTCGTACTGGCGTTGGCCGTTGGTCTGTTTATGCCTAATGACATGATAGAAAGCGCCGCCATCCTTGAGATGGTTAACCCTGCCTTCCAGACAATCATCGGTGCTTTCGTCGGTTTGCTGGGTGGCCTGAGCTTGAATGCGAATGCGCGTGACAAGGCAGAGCCTGATCCAGAAGAGTCTGCGCCAGAGGAGCCAGAACCCGCTCCAGAGCCTACGGCCCCGCCGCCTGCCCCTGTGGTGGCGCCTGAGCCAGAACTCGAACTGGCTGATCCTGTCGAAGAGGATGACGATGACGACGATCTGGAGCCTTGGGAGAAGTACCGCAACGACTTGCGCTATGACGCCAACGGTGACGGTGTGGTTGATGAAGAAGACTTTCCAGATTGGCGGAGGGCTGGACAATGAGCCTTGTAAACCTTCAGAAAAAGATTGGAGTAACCGCAGATGGTGCATTCGGTCCGGGTACGCTTAAGGCAGCTGCGGCTTTCTATAAATTGTCACCTAATCGGGCTGCGCATTTCTTTGCTCAGACGGCGCATGAATCGGGCAACTTCAAGGCGTTCAGCGAAAACCTAAACTACGGTGCGAAGGGCCTGCGCGGCATCTTTCGTAAATACTTCCCAACCGATGCTCTGGCCAAGGCCTACGAACGCAAGCCTGCAAAGATTGCCAACCGTGTCTACGGCAACCGCATGGGTAACGGCGACGAAGCGTCAGGCGAAGGTTTCGCTTTTCGCGGCCGAGGAGCCTTACAACTCACTGGAAAATTTAACTATTCTGAGTTTGCTAAATACGTGAACCGCCCAGACATCATGGACAATCCTGACCTTGTTGCCACAGAACTGGCCTTTGAAAGTGCCCTTTGGTTTTTTGACAAAAACAAGCTATGGTCAATCTGTGACCAAGGCATCAATGATGCTGCAATTGTCGCGTTGACCCGCAAAATTAATGGCGGTCAACACGGAATTGAAGATCGAAAAGCCAAGACCAAGAAGTATGCAGGGTGGCTTTAAATAACATGACTCCAAGTCCGTCCTTCTTTCATCGCTTGGATTGCCCCTTTGGTTAATCCAAAATGGTTTGCAACCTTTTGCGCCGATAGACCTGATGAAAGCAAGACGCGGGCTTGTCGCACAATATCATCGTTCATCTTAGCTTTTCCGTTTTGAACGCCTTTAACAAAGCGTGCCCTGCCAGCTTCATGTTGAAACAGGGTATTTTCTTGCAACGTGCAATATCTTAAATTTGAAATTCTATTGTCTGTTTTATCGCCATTGATATGATCAACGCTTAAATCTGATGGACCAACAAATGCCAGCATCACCAAACGATGCACGAAAAAAACCTTACCAACATTATTATGCCACAAACTGACCCGAAAATATCCACGCGAATTTGAAAGTTTACTAAACCTTTCTGGTAGGGTAAACTCCGCATTAAGATTTCTGGCTTTGCGCTCAAGTCTTTTGACGCGACCAAGGTCACTAACAGCATAAAGGCCATCATATTCCGGTATTGTTTTCCAAGTTTCTATCATGGATAAACGATAGCACATGGTTTTAATGTTGTAAACATAGGAGAGTACTTATGGTTAATCTGAAGAAACTGATCCAGAAAGAAGCCGAGAAAACAATCGTCAACAAAGCCGTAGGCAAGATCCTGCCAATGGAAGGCGCACCGAAGCTGACGCTTATGGCTAAGATTATGAACGTCAAGGGAAGGCTGACAGTGGCGATTGCTGCTGTTGCAGCTTTAGTTGCGGCTGTTTCTGAATTGATGTAAGGATCATCTCATGGCCACCGCGATGACGTATACCAGCTTGCTCGACGACCTCCGGAATTATCTGGAGCGTGGAGCTACGCTGGCTACCGACCCTTCGGTTTATGTGCAGCTCCCAAGTCTTGTGGGGCTTGCTGAACGTCGTCTCGCGAGAGAGCTTAAGGTCCAAGGGCTGGTCGCTGTCGTGAATTCTACGATGACTCAGGGGCAGGCGACATATCCAAAGCCTGACCGCTGGCGTGAAACCGTCAGTATGCGTGTCGGAACTGGCGCTGGCTACAATACGACGCAGGAGATCTTCCCGCGTGCTTACGAATATATGCGGCAGTATTGGCCAAACCAGACTCTCACTGGGACGCCTAGATTTTATGCTGACTATGACTATCAGCACTGGTTCTTTGCGCCAACGCCATCAGATGATTTTCCTTATGAGCTAATTTATTATGAGCTGCCACCGCTTCTCGGTGATGACGTTCAGACGAACTGGTTCACGGAATATGCGCCTAACGCGCTGCTCTACGCCTCACTTATGGAAGCCGCTCCGTTCCTGAAGAACGAAGAGATCATTCCAATTTGGCAAAGTTTTTATGACCGTGCTATCGCGGCGCTTAATGGTGAGGACATTCGCCAAATCGTTGATCGCGGCATTGTTCGCAGGGAGGACTAATAGTGCCCAGTTTCACAAATACTTTTGGTGGCACAGTCGTCTATCCGGCTGATGTAAGCTATCGCGCAGTAGCCCTGACAGCAAACGTCACGCTAACGTGGCCGACTGAGCTTGCAACAGACAGCAACGTGGTTGCGTCCATCATGGATGTCACACCGTCTGGTGCTGGCCTCACAATCCGTATGCCGGATGCAACGCAGGCGAGCGTCGGACAGACCGCTTTGTTCTTCAACGTCGGCGCGTCTTCGTTCACTGTCGCTGATAACAGCGGCAACACAATCCAGACGATTGCAACTGGCGAAGCATGGCAGATATATCTCACGGACAACACGACTCTTAACGGTACGTGGCGTCCAATTCAGTATGGTGCTGGCACATCATCCGCATCTGCAAGCGCGCTGGCTGGCGCTGGCCTCAAGGCAATCACGACGACGCTAAATCAGTCTGCTCCCACGACACT